ATGCACTACCAGCCTAGGCTCTTGCTGAGAATAGTCAAAACAACCCCATGTATGGTCCTTCTCGGGTATAAATAAAGACCTTATCATAGGACCTAGATCTTTGTTTCTAGCCGGAAGTTGTTGTAAATTTGGATTAGAATAACTAAACCTACCAGTAACTGTACCACCTTGATCAGATCTTATTTGATTTATATCTGCGTGTATTCTACCTTTGTGTTCATATCTTATAATTGTATCAATAAATGTTGTGTGTGCTTTATTGATCTCTCTTGCTTGTGCAATTTTTTTTACTAATGGATGTTTGTGTTCTTGTAAAAAGTTTTTTGTAAAACTTGGCGCTTGAGTTTTTTCTGTGCGTTCGTAATCTAATTTTAATTTATCAAATATTTTAGCAATGTTTCTTGCAGCCCATATCTGAGGTTGTACTCCTGTTTCTTTTTCAATTTCTAATAATAACTGTTCTTCCTTTGTTGCTAAATGAATCTTGGTTTGATTCGCTTTTTCAACGTCAACGCGAACTCCTTTAAATTTCATATCAACTAAACATGGAAACAAATCTGTTTCTAAATTAAATATATCTTCTATGTCTTGTTGAACTATTTCTCTTTTAAAAACTTGCCACAACTCCAATGTAAGCTGTGCATCTTTTTCTGCATACAATCCTACTTCTAATGCAGGCAGTTGCCACATGTCTGCTTTAGGATCTAACCCTCTTGACTTTGCAGCTTCGTTTAATGCAGTTTCATTTTTACCATGTCCCAAATATTCCCAAGACAATGCATTTAAAGAATATTGAAATCTATTCTCATCTACCAGTGATGCAGCAATCATTGTATCTACGATTAAACCATTGATTTTTATACCTAAATTACGTATCCAACATACATCATACATTGCATTATGAAATATTTTTGTAGACTGTGTTGACATCGTATCTGCAAACCATTTTAAAACTCTCTTGCGTTCCATGTTGGGCCCTGAGCCGTGAGCAATAGGAAAATAAAAAGCTTTGCCTGGTACAGCAACAGCAATACCTATGACTTCACCTTCACCAATAACAGCACCAGATCCTTTTGTTTTTAAATTAGGATCTCTTGTTTCTAAGTCGACAGCTATCTCATCAACCTGTCTTAGATCAGGAAATTCTTTTGGCTCGACCCATTCTTTTTGAGTTTCAAATTTGGGTATTATCATTTAATTCCTTTTTGTTATTGTAATAAATCATTCCAGGCTTTTCATACATAAGCAAACGTTTCTTCATTACTTGGTTTTCTCGATAAAGTTTATCTACTTTGTTATTTAAAGTTTCTATTTTTAATCTTAAGTTTAAAAATAAATTCATTTTTTTTTATTAGTGTCTTTCATTTTTTTAATTTCTAAATCACAATAGTGTTTTATTTTTTCTAGATCTTGTATACCACCTTTATACGGATAACGCATTACATATTTTATTATGTTACCTTGAAAAAAAGTAAGTTCATTTTTTGAAATAAATTCATAAGGTTGAATGTGGTAGTGTTGATAGTGAGATCCACCTATTTGTTTATCTTGCGGAAATGCATCTTTAAAGATATCTTTGTTTGTCATAAGTTGTAACCATTCCTTTCTTTTTTTGATTTTAATATATACAGGTTTTGTGCTGATCTGGTTACACCAACATACCAAACCCGGTGTTCTTCGTCTTGCTTTTCTATACTACTTGCTATAGAATCTCTTATTTTTTTAGCATTATCTAACACTAAAACTACGTTGTCACATTCACCACCTTTGGCTGCATGAATTGTAGACACTTGAATTCTTGGTTCCTTAGATAATTTTTCGTCCATAGTCAGCATATTTCTAATATAGAAACATTCTGCTTGATCTGCATTAGTAAATACTTCATACCAAGGCAAACCTTTTTTAAAATTTAAATCTTCCATCTTAATATCTTGTCCTAAGTTTTCATTAAACTCTACATTAAGATAATCAAATATATCTTTACAATCTGCTCTATTAATACTTTCTCCTTTTGTAAGTCTTGTCCAGTTTAGAATAGTTCTAAACAACTTAGTATCAAAACTTTTACCAAACCTGTAATGATTGTAGTATAAATTAGATTCTTTTAATTTTTTACATATCTCTCCAACTCTATACGTTGTCCTAGCTAAAATTAACCATTGTCCTTGTTGCAAGTTTAAATTATCTAAAGAGTAAATAGATTCTGTATAACCCTCTACAATTTTTTTAGTTTCTTTATTTATTTTTGGATGATATATTTTTTCTTTTCTAAGGCCTTGTATTCTATTTATAATAACACTAGACATTTCTTGAACTACCTTTGGTATTCTTTCTGATTGATCTAAAATAGTTTCTTCTGCAGGTTCTGTAATAAATCTATTTACATCTGCACCAGCCCAAGCAAAAATAGCTTGGTCATCATCACCTGCTAGATACATATCTTCAGTACATTCTTTTAAAGCATCGTACATCTGCCATTGAACTGGAGCTAGATCCTGAGCTTCATCAATAAAAATAGCTTTAAACTTTGGAATAATCAATTTTTCCTTGTTTTTAGCCACTAATTTAGTAATCATATCGGTATAATCTACGAGGTTACTACCTGTTTTAAAGTCCATAAAATACTTATAGATGTGTTGCAAGATAGGAAAATCTATCTCACGACTCCATTCATTGGTATTAAACTCTTCCTCAATAGAAATGTCTTTGACTCTAGCCTTGTTTATTAATTTAAAATATTCATTGTCACAATCTAGGTAACAAATTTCATCACTTTCAGTAAAATAATTTACTCTAATACTTAGATCTGTACCAATCTGTTCATAGTGTTCTGGTTGCATCACACCATCTTCACTTAATCCTAAAGTGTGAAAAGCAAATGAATGTAGGGTTTGAAAATATTTTAAATCTTTTTTTTCTAAATGAGGATTATCTTTTAACATCCTACCCTGTGCTTCACCTGCAGCTTTTTTTGTAAATGCAAAGTAACCTATTTGATTTAAAGGAACCCCTTGTTTAATATATGAGTCTACAAATTTTAATAATGTTCTAGTTTTACCTGTACCTGGTGGACCCAGTATTTTTTTAATCATTAAAATATATCTTTCTTGTTTTTAAATGGTATCTTTTCTGTTACAATCTCGCCTTCTTTATAATTACCTAAAGCAATCTCTACTACTTCTACAGGAGGATGATTAGTTTCTTCTCCATCTTTTTTAGGAAATCTTTTATTGACAGCAAACTTAGCATTAAACAAACGCATCATCATCTCGCCTGTCTTAGATTTATTCTCTTTCCATTCTTTGTTTCGTAAACTATCAAAAAAACTTTTGTATTTAAAGTACATCATGTCTTCTTCTACAAGAGTTGCACCTGTTCTAAACGATGCGTAGTTTGTAGCTTGTGGACCATTAACGTATTCTCTTAGATACTCTTCTAATAATTCTTCTGGTGTTGTTCCTTTAGGTGGTGTCGTTGTTTCTTTAGGCGGAAACAATGTATCCATAACTTCTTGGAACTGATCACCTTTTATTTTAGGTGGAATAAAACCTGCAGCATTACCAATGATACCTCTAATCTCATCTTGATTTATTATTTGTTTAATGTTTTTTGCTCTGACTTGTCTAGTAGTTTCTCCATCTGGTAGTACTACATTAAAAGTATATTCTGGTTCTGGATATGCAATCTTAACTAATCCAGATAAAACAGGGTAGTGTGTTTTCTTATCTGACATATAACCAAAGGCTCTCTTTCTACATTCAGCTTTCATACATACACTATGTATAGGATCTTCATTGCAAGTGTGGCCTTTGTTAGTACCTTTTTTCCATGCTCTAATTTTCTCTTCTACTTTTTTATCTCCCCACTCATTGTCATAAATAAAATTATTTCTAGCAAACTCCAATAGTTTTTTCTCCCAACTATCTGAATATTTCTTTTTAGCAAAGACCATATAGTTATATAAGACTCTGTCTCTACCATCTTTTAGTTTACTTTGTGTCAATAACTGCAAACAAGGAGGGCCGTCGACTAAATCTTCAGCACCTCCCTGTAGCAGATTTTTCACATGGGCTAGTGAAAACTCTTCTAATTGTTGTTTTGTAAATCTATTTGCATTTACAACTTTTATAAATTCTTCGTATGAAAACTCAGTGCCATCTAAATTTAATGCAACTCTTTCTTTTTTATTAAAGTATGGAATGTTTATAAACTGTCCATCAATAGGGTTACCTTCAGAGTCTAAACCTAGTTCTGTTTGTTTAGGGTAGATCTCTATTCCTGGTTTAAGATCTAAACTATATAATAAATTTTCTAAACACTCTCTTGCAAAAGTAGCTTTAACTTTTTCTGCAAAAAACATATAGATGTGTAATCCACCACTTTTAGATTTAACTGGTACTACAGGTAATTTATGTTTAGCAATAGCTTCTAAATATTTTTGATAGGGAAAATTTGTATAGCTGTGTTCTTTGTCATCAATGTCAATTGCTCCAAAGCTAACCATACCTTCATCATCACAAGGTTGAATACCTATAGATGTTTTACCATTTAAATGGTCTATATAATCTTGATCTGTAATTTCTTTTTTGGCCCAAGTGTAAACTGTCTTGAGTTTACCTTCGTTGTTATGTTTGCTACTACCTATGTCTTTGATGTAGCCATAATTTCTTTCTAATCCGTTAAATATCTTTATAAAATCTTTTTCCATTGTAACCCATGTTTGTGTAAGTGGGGGCAATTGCTTGCCCCCACCAGAAAATTAAAAGTGTGCGCTAGTTTTTTCTGTAGTCGAAGCTGCGGTATCCCCATGCTTGACTTGAACGTCTCCTTTAGAGACACTTTCAGAAAAAGATTTAGCTTGGTTGTATACTGCTGCATCAGCAATAGGTCCAACCTTACTTATTTCCCAACCAAACCACGTACCTTTATCGTTCGATTGTTGAACAGTTTTTAGCTTGTATACATGACTAAAAGAAGCTGGAGTGTATAGTTTTCCATTTGCTCCTTTAAGATTTATACTAGCCATCATACTGTTCCACTTTCTACTAATCTTTAATTGCGTTGATTTCATGGCAATTAAAGCAGTCGATGGGCTTGCACCATTTACTATTACAAAATGGCTTGCAGTTCTCTCGATGTAATTACCGTTAGGTAATCTATCTTTGAACCCTGCATCTCTTGTAGTTTGAGACATGATATCGCTAGAAGAAGAGTGTATATTCACTGGTGCTCCAGCGCCTTCTCCTCTATCTTGCCACTCTATGTATTCTAACTTATAGTGACATGGAACGACATCCACTCCGGTTACTCCATCAAACAATTCTCCTGTAACAGAGTTGTAAATCATGCCAGGTTCTGCACCTTCAACATACTTACCATCTCTCTTATTTACCTCTGGAGATAATTGTCCTAGGATCTTAAGAAAAGGTAGGGCTAGATCATCATGACCTATATTACCCAATCCTTTATCTGCGTCAGCCTCAAAGAGGCTAGTAGACAATGCACCTGCAGCAGCTTTTTCAGCTACCTCAGACTTTTTAGTTGCGCCGTTGTCCGTGTTTCGTTTTTCATTACTCATGTTTATTTCCTCGTTATTTTGGTTCGGCTTCCTGCGAACACGTTAAATAGATCCGTGGGCATATCTTTTCCAGACTCGATACGCTCACGAACCAATGCTTTTAGGGTCATAGGTTCAACCTTTAATTTCTGGACAGGTTGATAACCTTTACCTTGCGCAAGGACAGCGTATTCCACTGCCTTGTTATCTTCGTTACGACCAAAGGAAACAGTAACCTCATTTTTAATAAGGTCACCCAAGCCGTTGTTTCGAAGCCAGTTAAATGCTTCTTCTTTTTTATCTGCTGTGATAGAAGCACCGTAGATAGGTTTCACTTCAACTGCGGAACCATCTGCTAATTTTAATGTTGATATGTTCATTTCCTGCATCATCGTAGGAATAACTTCACCAGAAATTAATTCTATATTCTTTTTTAATTTCTTAAGTTCGTCCTCTCTTGATGTCAACTCATCTTCTAAATTTTTTAATTTAGAAACTTGAGCAGATAACAAATGAGCATCATCTGTTTTGTTTATATCTTCTTGTTTGTCTTGTTCAAAATTAATTGACATATTGTTTTACCTTTTTACCTTTCATAATATCCTATATAATGCGTAATTTTTATTTGTCAAACATTATTTCTCCTCTTTCATATAAATCTATTTCAATAGGGTAATAAGTTTTTTCCTGCCTGTCCCATTTAAGTATATTATATCTACCATTTGTAAGGTCTGCGACAATTGAGCACGCCACTCCAATTATGGCAGGATCTCCTGTTAATAACAAATAATCATCGGAAGTATAATTTTTTAAAAGTTTTCTTAGTTTAAACACTAAGGGACCTGGTGACAGAATAATTTGGGAAAATTCAGGCAACAATGTGACAATATCGCCATATTTTGACGCACCCATAATATTAAATTTAGGTTCGCCTTTACTTGTTCCTGGTAGTTCTTGAATAACGTAAACTTTATTTTCCATAACTTTCTATTTGACTTTCCTATATCATTAGAATACAAAAGTCAACAGAAAGAAGAATTATAATTATGAACTATAAATTTAAAACTAAGCCTTACGCACATCAATTAACTGCGTTAGAAAAATCTTGGGACAAAGAATGCTATGCTTATTTTATGGAAATGGGTACTGGTAAATCAAAAGTATTAATAGACAACATTGCTATGTTGTATGACAAAGGTAAAATAAATGGTGCTTTAATTGTAGCACCCAAAGGTGTAATTGGTACTTGGCATGCTAATGAATTACCTACACACTTGCCAACACACATTGATCATAACACAGTTCTTTGGCAAGCAAATATTACTAAGACTCAACAAACAAAACTAGATACCTTATTTGAAACAGGTGAAAACTTACACGTTCTTATTATGAATGTAGAATCTTTTAGTACTAACAAAGGTCTTAAATTTGCAGCTAAATTTCTAAGTTGTCATAGGACCCTAATGGCTATTGATGAATCTACTACTATTAAAAACCCAGAAGCTAAAAGAACTAAAGCTATTGTTGCTTTAGGAAGAGAGGCAAAATTTAGACGTATTCTTACAGGATCTCCTGTAACAAAATCACCATTAGATCTTTACAAACAATGTGAATTTTTGGGTGATGAACTATTAGATTTTAGTTCTTACTACGCATTTAGAACTAGATATGCAATTATGAAGTCTGCCAATTTTGGTGGCAGGTCTGTACAAATTGTAGTAGGTTATAAAAACCTTGGTGAACTGTCTGACAAACTAGAAAAATTTTCATACCGTGTGTTGAAAGAAGATTGTTTAGATCTTCCTGACTATACTTTTATGAAAAGAATTGTTCAACTAACTCCAGAGCAAAGAAAAGTTTATGATCAAATGAAACGAATTGCTTTGGCTTCTATGGATAACAAAATGATGACTACTTCAACTGTGTTAGTACAGTTGATGCGACTTCATCAAATTACTTGTGGTCACTTTACTGCAGATGATGGCACTGTTAAATTTATTAAGAACGAAAGAATTATAGCATTGATGGATATCCTTAAAGAAGTAGAAAACAAAGCTGTGATTTGGGCCCATTGGCGACATGATATTAAATCTATTATTGAAGCTGTTGAAAAAGAGTATGGTAAAGACTCTTATGTTACCTACTATGGAGACACACCTCAAGAAGATAGACAAGATAATATTAAAAAAATGCAGGATCCCAATAGTCCTGTTAGATTT